CGCTATTTGCATTCCAACATACGGTGTAAGGTACTTCACTAATACCATGTGATTTTTTAGGATCCTGCGCTAGGTACTTAATACGTTCCCCATTATCTGCATGGTACGTATTTTTACTGAACATAGGTGCGCAAGATACCCTTACACCAGTAAATTGGGCTAATTCTTTTCTATGGTCCCGAAACCAACCATCGTCTCCGAAGAAACAAAAATCAACCCAATTTCCTAGCTGGAATGCCATGTTTACTCCGATGATATGCTTAGAATGAATGCTTTCCATATACGGAGAATATGCAGAAAGCGGCAATCTTTTCTCTCTAACCGCTTCAATTACATTCTCTGGAATATGAAATTGTTGTGTGATAGAAGGACCTCCTCCTATTATCCAACATTCACCTTTATCCCATATCTTCGGAGTATTCCACGCCCGCATAATATCAAGTAGAGAGTGCTAACAACAGTTTTTCGGCGTCCTCTTTACCGAGCGGAACATCATTGATACACTTACCGTCAGGATCAACTACATCAAACATACCGTCTTCACGTTCACCAATAGCAAACTTAGAAGGAGCGGTAATCACTCGTTCCACAGCATTCTCGTCACCTTCGAGCAATTCAAACAGGTCACGAAATGCAGGCGGAATTTCACGAGGATACGCCTTGAATACTTCATTCGGCTTTACTTTCTTACCATTACTAAGCCTGAATGTAGCACCTTCCTTTTTCCTCCATGTACACATTCCCGGAGGAGTAACAACAATCTGAGGAGTAATCACCTCAGTTTTAGAAGTAGTAATTTCAGGTTCTTTCTTTTCAACAACCTTTTTCTTTACTGCCTTTTTCTTTTTTGTTACCTTACTTTCAGCCATTTTTACATGCCTCCTTTATATAGGCGTGATTAGCCTGATATTAACCTTTAGGGTCTAGGAGCGAGATGAACGATGCCGCTCTTCTGGTTGTAGTCAGAACGAACCTGAGGAACCTGGATCGTCATAACCTTGTACTTATTAATGAAGCGTCCCTCAGTCTGCCATTCCACGTTCTGAATAGCCATGCCCTTCACAAGACGGACCACGTCAGGAGTCATCTGCACAAGGAGCACGTTATTGGCAGCAAGCACATCAATAACCTTGATTCCTTTGATACCTTCGATCTTCATGATCCTCTCCCGAATCGTAGTGCCAGGAGTAGTCGTATCATAATCCGAGTCAAGGACTGTTTCGTATGCAGTCGGAATGTAGAGCATCCAGGGACCATAGTGGTAAGCATCAATGCTTGCCTGCTTCATAGCAAGAACATCCTGAATGATCTTTGCACCTGTAATGACAGGATCACCAGAAGAGGTAGACGTACTATCATCCCAATTCACCGTGAGAATAACAGGATTACGATGAGGATGATTGACAAGAGAATAGATTGTTCCACCACCGAACGAATAGGTTTCACCGGTGAACATCATTTTCTCTATCTTCTCCATAACCTTACGAGCGGCAACTTCTGCCTGAGTCGTATCGAGAGCATTACCAAGGCTACGAGAAGCGGCAAGAACACGAGCATTAATCTCGTAGTCCACATGAATGATGGGAATGGGCAGGTACTTTGCGCCGAAATTCACACGGTCGCCCTTGCTCCTAGTAACTCCATCCATCGTAAGTTCTGCCTCGAAAGCGTCAGATACATCATGGTACTCAAGAACGGTGGTTCCCATAGCATTGTTGAGGTTGTAAACAAGTCCGTTTGCTTCAAGGTCAGCGATACCACCAAGACGATACCGAGAAACATTGAGAACAGCCTCGTCCAGATACTGCCACTCTTCTCTGCGAAGAGTTGCGCCAGAATTCACGCGGATAGACTGATAACTCTTAGGATCCTTGGGATCAGCACCGTGTTTGCAGACGGTGATGTAGGATGCTCCATCCCTTCCAATATACGGACGAAGCATAGCAGGATCAAGCCGACCATTAACCTGAAGGTTCTGGGCAACTTCTCCCTGAGCCGCTCCGTTAGCAAGAAAATCCATATAGACATTGGGTTCCATATTCAGCACTCCTCCTTATGTTTGTGATTACGCAATCCTGACGAGCAGGCGCTTGTGATAGCCAAGAGGGCCAGAAGTTTCTTCACCGCTAGAACCAGACAGGTTAAGGGCCTCGGCGGCATACCCAACAATCTGATCAGGATATACAGAAACAAGTTCAGCCGCAGACGCACCAACGTCGGTAACATGCTTCTTCAGCCTACCGTAGCCATCGCTGGTAAGAGGATCACCAATATTAACATTCTCTCCGTCAGCGAGAATAGCATTGACTATATCTCCGCGATAGGGAATCCAGCACTGGACAGGGTCATTCGCGGCATACGCATCATCAATCCCTTTGCCCTGAAGTTCGTCCTCAAGTGCAAAAATAGGAAATGCGTCCTTATCCGCCTGATTGTGCGCTTTAACCTTACCTGTGCTCTCAATAATGAGAAGCATACCAGGAGTGACTGCCGCACTGGCAACCATCTCCTCAATAACATCCGAATACTTCTTAACTTTGATGGTATTGTACGCCATATTCTTTTACCCTCCTTTTGATTAGGCTTTCAGCCCGATAGGAAGCAGAACTTCCTCAGTTTCCGTATTCGTATTGACAGATTTGGCTCCGGCAAGCGAATAATCCCTAGGCGCAGGAATCAGCTTAGAAATCTTATGCAGCTCATCCAGAGATTTCTTCTGGAGTTCCTCTTCCGAAAATACATTGAGCGCCTTGATTTTGTCGATAACAGCCTGTCGCTGTTCTCTGTGCAGTTTCAATCCCGATTCCATCTGGTCGCGCATCTCTTCAGGCATCAGTTGAATATACTGTTCAGGAGTCTTGAACTGTTCAGCCAAGGCCTGAATGACGGTGGGAATATCCACTTTCGCCTCATTCGCCTGCGGAGTTTCCACTTTCTTAGTACATGCCGTAACCAGCTTGTCAAAACGCTCGGCGTCAAGTCCTGCAAGCCATTCCTGGTCAGCATCAGAAAACACTCCACTCTGGACCAGGATATCCATTTTTGCTTTGTCCACTTTCACATCATCCTTTCTTCGGTACTTGGAATTAGTTTTAACCGCATCGTATACAATTTTGCGCATCACTTCCGTAGTTGTGTCACCAAAAACAACTTTGCCATCTTCATTGACAGAATACGGACGTTTGTAATACTTTACGGATGTGATATAGGTTTCCGAATTTATACGAGAATTCACCTCATATACGAAAAAATCCTCGTATACTTCCGACAGATAATGTAGTTTTAGATCCGTATCGTACCCATTGAGCACATCCTGTATCTGCGACATAATGGAACGAAAACCTTCATTACTCTGATATGATAGAACTCCGTATCCTTTACACACAAGATCCTTTATCGTTGCAGTAATATCCACCGGCTCTCCTCCTTTCTTCATAGAATTGGCTCTGATACCTGCTCCATCGGACCAAGAGCACGCACCCCTACCTCCAGGAAGAAGAGCAAGATGATCTGGACGATGATTAGTAGCGATGGCAACATAATGCTCTCCATTCCAATCGCCTTCTTGCGGAACATCGTCAGAAAACACGCCGATACTCACCTCTAACGGACGTTTATTCTGGAGATATGCGTATGCTTCCGGACTGATAGTGGTAATACGTTCAATATCAATCCAGCACTCCGCTTTCAGCTTGTTCCCATCGACAAACGTGTTAAACACCTGCCCCACAGTCTGCCGTTCAAGAACTTCAGGACTATTGGCAGAAATATACTGCCCATCTTGCTCTGGATGCTGAATAGAAACAGGGATTCCATTCCAAGAATCAGGGTACTTACCAAGCTCTTCTATTGAATGAAACAACGGGCCAGCACTGCCACAATGCACACCTTCTACCATCATCACAACTGGAACAATCAAATGCTTTCTTCCCATGTACGTTTCCATACGAGGTTCATAATTATTTGCCTGCACCTGATACATACTGATTACTGCGGTTGTCATTGTCTAATCACCACCTCCTTTGCAATCTATATTATCAGGAGAATGAAGAATAGCTGGAGCAGGAGGGGCAGACTAGGGCAAATAAACCTGCCCATTATAAGTAAGTGTAGTTATTTCCCTAGTCTGCCCTAATAGCCTGCTCACTTTTCTAGTTCTTCATCCTCTCGAGGTGTTCCTTTTCGCGGAGGGCGTTCTCTCCGTGTTGGTGTATTTTCATTCGCAAGTTCCTTTAATTCAGGCGTCAATATCCTTTCACTTGTTTGCTGGAGCTTTTTGATATACTCCACTTCCTCATCTTCCAAACCAAGGAAGAATGTAAGGAACGCTTCAAACGGGATAAACTGCTCTGCTTCAGGATTGTACGTGTAATGTTTCAAGGCAAGCGAACGTATCTGCCCAATATCCGCTTGATCCTTGACAGACGGTGCATATAAATCCTGCCATTTTATTTTGTACGTTTCCTTTTCAGGCTTAGGAAGCACCCCAAACTCGATACAACGGTCAATGGTTGCTCGAATGATCTTAGGTTCAGCATATTCTTCCCGTCGCATTTGGATGAGGTCGAGCCAGTTATCTTTGTCTTGCGTAGAAGCAAGATCACCTCGCTCACTTCCTGTAAGAATTCTCTTAGGAATACCAGTAATAGCAGAAATCATCTGAATCTGGATATCTACGTGCATAGACGGGTCCACAACCTGCGGCTCAAGGCTATCAAGCGTAACACCTTCGAGCATAAGAATCCTTCGCAGATTGTTTTCAAACTCATCCAGCTGGCGTTTTAGTCCCTCTTCTGTATCCTTCGTAAGCATATATTCTGGGTCGAGTTTACCTGCATATCCTGGTCTCGCACCTCTCCAAAACATTTCAGCAGATCCGCCTACCAACTTCTCAAGGTCTTTCAAACGATTGAACACGACTTCCAGAACAGGTGCCCCTTCATACTCTGATTCAAGTAGGTCGAAAGCTACATGAACTATTCTGGACCGATGGATACTGACAGTTCGGCTTTTCTTGGAAGACACTTCTCCAATATCTACTTCATAGATAAGGGGCATCCCATACTCGGGAGAACTTGTATCGTCTTCCCACTCTTTGATCTGAATGACATTCTGTCCGAATGGTTTTAAATACAACAGTTCGCGTCCTACTCCTGTGCGTACAGGCAGGACCAAATCCTCTGTGCTGTTCACATCATTGAAACCGAGAAAAAGAAGGGCATAATTGCCTAGGCACGCTAATTTGTCTACCCTAAGAAAATTCTGCTTTATGTGTAGCTTTCTATATAATGTAGACCAAGCTGTTTCGAGTTGCGTATCATCGTCCCTATGTGTTTCTACTAGCTTGAAATCTCCTCGCCATGTAGATTTTACAGGACGGTCGATAATGGCTTTAGCCATATCCTGACGAGTATAGGCAGCAAGGAGGTCGTTATATCGAATTGTTTGTGGGTACCCTAAGGCTTTCGCAATATCGCGTTGTCCTTCATACTGCATTCCCATTCTCGCACCGACGTTCATTCTTGTAGCGAGTTCAGCCATGGCTTTTATCCGCTGTACTTGCCCTACAAACTCGTTGGTATTGATATTTTCTATCCTACTCACC